TAGAGTAGGCAAACCTAAGTTCAGGGGAACCGTAAATTACACTCTAGCTCCTCATAGTCTCTTATTTAATACTAAGAGCCCCACCGCAGTAAAATTTTGTGTAGAAGTTAAAGAGCCAAGTTACCACAGAGGGGTAATTGATGCTCACTTTAACCCAATGTCCGTAAGTGCTATTAACAGAGCAAAGGATTTTTGGATTAAGGGAAACTACTCTGCACACCCACATATAAACGATGATGGTTCACCTTGTCTAGGTGGCTGGGGCAATGCGTGGGCACAAACCATAAATAGCTCTAATATATTATCATTAGTACCAGTAGCTCAAAGTTTTCTGAATACTTGGACAGCTGATGACTCATACTGGAACATCAACTATGTCTACAGATGCTATAGACAGATGCCTCTATGGATGAGAAAACTGTTTCCGTTTGGCGAGTTTAATGCTTTCTATGCTTTATGGCGTAGAATAACATCAGACAGTCATAGTAATAGACGAGGGGTTAGCGTAAGCAATCTATCAAGGTGGCTTGCCGCTAATCAAGAGTCTATTCAGGAGTTAGTGCGTAATGGAATGGACTTTCAAAAACTGTGTAATTTGTATTGGGGTGCTTTTGCAGGACACCGAGTTACAAGAGACACAGAAGATGAAAGAATGTCAGCCATTTATTATGGTAAGAATTTTATCGAAGAGATTTGGTTTCAAACCAAAGGTATCATTGATAAACATCTTCACGCACCTGACGCACTTGGACGGGACCTTGCTTGCGAGGCGATGGTTGGTAAACCAAAAGCACATGTTCCTAAGCCTTGGAGCCTCAATCAAAGCGATAGAACATTCGTATCTGAAATGAATTATCTAAGAGATTACACAGATAATAAGCTCAGAGATTATCAAGAGCTCAGATATGCTGAGAGTGGTATAGAACTATCATATCTCTTAGAGTACCAGCGAAATATGAATCGTAAGCAGAGTTACTCTTTAAAAGAACATCTAACACAGGACGATATTACAATGGCAATCGAATACTACGTTAATTCACGAATAGGTACAGTACAGTTTGACGATTTAGTGAATGTAGTAAACTCTTTATTAGAGAAGTGCGACATTGATAACAAGGTCGACTTTGATAGTGGAGATTCAGACGTTAGATTCAAGGCTTGTGGTGTATACGCTAATGCTTTAGTGTCTCTTGGAAATCATTTTACACAAATGCTTGACGAAGATACTCAGGTATTAGCAGAAGATTATGCCTATACAGCCCTAGATAACTATGAATCCGTTATTAAGGAGACCATAACAAAAAGGATACATCGTGGGAAAAACAAAATCAAGCCCGGACTTCATCGTAGAAGTGTCGGAGATGATTCACAACAAAGTCAATTATCTGCTTTCTAGATTTGCGACTACAGAGTGGTCTGGACCTGCGTGGTACCAAGTACTTAAAGCTAAGGATAACGGCTTCCCAGAAGTCGTTTCCTTGGAGTACTTTAAGCCAATACACTTGGGACACGGGACAGAGACCGAATTAGATGGGGATAAAATGGGTAAACTATTACCTAGAGTCTATAAAAAGTTTCCTGATTTAAAGGATTGCTATTTAGGACTTATACATTCACATCACAATATGGGTGCGTTCTTAAGCGCAACGGACAAAGATACTGCCAGAGAACAAGCGACCAATGATGGTTTCTTCTTTTCAACAGTAGTAGCGTCTAATAGGGACCCATATGATTGTTGCTTTACATACCTTGATAGATTTGGTTATTCAAATTTAATAGAGGGGAAAGTTGACGTTCAACAGCCTGCTATGGTAGTGCCTAAAGAATGGAAATACGAAGCAACCAGTATTGAGAAAGCTAAGAAGAAAGAGAACAGAGTCACTTATATAGGTGGCAATGGTCAACTTTCAGCTTTCGGTGGAACTCGTGGCTATGTTCACGGGGGATACAGTGGTTACGGCGGATATGGTTACGGAAGTGTCATAACAGGAGTTGATGATAAAAATGATAAAGATAAGGAGAAAGACGAAAAAAAGCAGTTATCCTCTTGGGACCGTCAAACCGAGATATCCGAAGAGGAATTAAAGAAAATGGAGGAGTTAGCTGACAAGTTTAACGATGGTGAGATGCACTACCACGATTTTATCGAGGAAGCAAGAAAAGAATGCCCAAATATTGACCCATATTTATATATGGACAGTATGGGTAATAAAGATGACTATATGTGGTAGTTCTTGACTTTTTAAAGGATTAATAGTACATTTGCTTCATTGGGGCAAAGTTGCTCTAGTCTTTGGTCGCATCCCGGGACAGATGACAGCGAATTAACGCCGCCGCCTTGCCCCATAATCTTTAAGGGGGGAATCAAATATACCCTTTCCACAACTACCAAAGCGTACAGCATTGGTTTCCCCCTTCTCACCCCTTAATAATCACAATCAAATAATAAGGAGGAACTGTATATGATGACAGTACCGCAAAAGAAGTACTTTTGTACAAGGATTGACGAAATCACTGCACAAAAAATAAATGACTTAAAAAATGTCTCTGCTCATAGTAATAAGGGTATGGCACAAATGGGTCTTGCTAATGGAAAAGTAGAATATCCATCAGATATAAAAAAGATTCATAAGGCTATTGACCTAATTATAGGAAATGGCAAAGACACTGGTTGGATTGGTCAAAATTTAGGTCATATTGAAATAGAACCTATGTTAAAGGGTTTTGCAGAATATAAACTTGAATTAAAAGACCAAATAGCTGAAGAAAACAATCTAATTGTTAACCAGCGTAATAAACTTCACGAAGAAGCTACACGCATAAAAGACGTTGCAATGTTCGGTTCGGAAGAAGCGGCACACGCAATGTTGAAGGACTTTATTGAATGGCAAATAGACTAAAAACAAGGTTTCTTAGAAATAAGGACCTTATTCCATTAGAATCACTAAGTACTATAGGAGTTGTAGGGCTTGGTGGTATAGGCTCATTCCTAATACAGGGATTGGCTATGATGGGATGGCACAAAGTTGTAGGTTATGATGGAGACGTCATAGAAGACCATAACTTAAGTACCACCTGTTATCCTTTAGATGAGATTGGAAATAGTAAAAAAGACTCTGCACAGGGTCTCTTCCAAGCTTATTCAGAAGATTGGCAGGAGTTTGTTCCTAATGATAACTTTGAAATGGACAATAAACCAGAATCTAAAATGATTGTTTGTACAGACGATATGGAATCAAGACGAATGGTTTATAATAAGTGGAAAGAGTTATCAAACCCTCATTTCTTTATTGACATGAGAATGGGAGCAACATCAGTAGAGTGTGTATCGATAACACCGGGTAATGACAATTATCTGGATACTTGGGTACCAACTCATACAATCCCACCAGCTCCGTGTTCAATGAAGCATACAGTCTTCGCTACAAATCACATAGTGTCTCTTGGCTTATCACAAATTTATAATATAGTTGCAAACCTTGCATACTATGACTATATTTGGACCAGCCTGAACCCAAATATGGTCGAATTTGGGACATTAATAACTCCAAAAGTGAAGGAGGTATCTATTGATACAAGTACGGAAAGTGTCAACCGACTGGACAGCAATGCCCGGGGGACTGACATACTTAATTATAGGACAGCCTAAGACAGGTAAAACTACAGCGTGTAGCAGATGGTCTCCTAAGGGAAGTGAAGGGGTAATAATCCTTGATACTGACCTTGGTTCAGACTTTGTAAAAGATGCTAATACTGTAACGATTACAAGTCTCAATGCTCCTATTCGTCCCGTAATGCACGAGGACAAACAGGTCACAGAGAAGGGCGTGGCAAAAACAGAAGTTATTCCACCTGAAGAAAGAGGTTTTAGTTATCGTTCAGGAGAAGAAAAAGGCAACCCAATGCCTGTCTACTCTATGATAGAAGCTTATAACTGGATTTCTTCAGAGTGGGATACACTCCCATACGATACCATAGTTGTTGATACTATAGGAGAGGTAAATAGTTGGATAGAATCTGCTGTTTGCAACGAATTAGGTATTAATGCTATGGGCGAAGGTCAATGGGGAGCCGATTGGGGCAAAGCTAGACGTAAAAATCTAGATGTCATCAAGAGGTTTCAAGACCTTATGAAGAAAAAGGGCGGGAACCTAGTTCTCGTCAGTCATTCTAAAACGTCACAGTTACAGGATGGCAAAGTTCAATTAGCACCTGAACTACCCAGAGGACTGGGTTACTCATTAGCCGCTAAAGCAGATGTTATAGGTTATACTACAGCATCTAAAGAAGATGGTAAGTACTACATCTCATTTGAGGCGTATGACGAGAGGGTAGTCGGTTCACGACTAAAACCCCTTGCTCAGAAGATACTCCCGTTTGAGTATAGTGCTATATCTAACGAAATCCTAAAATACAAGGAGGAATAATGAGTGAAACTCGTTTTCGACCAAGTGATTTAGATACTGCCAGCGATGGTGGTTCCAAGTTTCTTGGCTATTGTAATGTTGGAGTAGTAGATTGGGTATCACGTTCAGACCAGTTTGACTGGGCTGATGTGTACTTAGTTGCTACTCTCTCTATGGAAGGTTCGCAATACCCTCAGGAAATGAGGCTTGCAGGCTCTTTTGATAGAGAACCTAACGGTAACATAAAAACTTGCACATTACTAAAGAGGCTTTACAGCATCTTTGACACCATCGGTTTCGAGGGTGGTCCTAATGTACAAGGGGAAATGGTAGATGATGAAGGTAATAGCATTGACTTAGTCAATCACCTTAACCAGAATCACGTTACCAATCCAGTTCAACCTAACCACGATTACATAGCTTATGTATATAAGGAACAAGGTCGTAAAGACCCTTCCAAAACATACACGACTGTGTTCCCAAGGTTAGCCCCAAATACACCTGCGGGGAGAAAGGACCTCGAAGGCTACATAACTTTTATGAAGTCTAAGAACCTTATCAAGGAGGTGCAAGCGGGGTCAACACCAACACCACAATCCAATGGCTCAATGTCTAGCGGTATGGAATCATCAGGATTCTAAGTGTTTGTTGAAATGGCAATCGGGAGTCCCTCCAAAAGAGGGGCTCTCGTCCCAATCGAAGATATGTGGGATATTGTTTATGAACAGGGTGCTGAACAGGCTATATACAGTAGTGTATATAGATACGATGATGAGGCTCTAGCGTTTGTTAAGGCTAATGGTACAATTAAGAATTTCTTAGGTACCAGACATATCGAAACAGTACCTGTCGACATAGACAAAGGTCAAAACTCAGATGAGTATACATTAACCGTTGCTCAGATGATAGTGCAACATCTTACTAAAGAATTAGGTTTAAAGGAAGGTAACTTCCAAATCTACTTTAGTGGGACAGGTTACCACGTTGATATAAGTGCAGAATGTTTTGGGTTTCAGCCCAGTCCAGACCTGCCTTTTATCGTTAAGGCGACTATGCTTAATCTATTAGAAGAGTTTAAGCCAGACCCCGCAGTCTACACGAGGACAGCTATCATAAGGTTAGCCCATACCTTAAACATAAAATCAGAACTATTTAAAGTTCCATTAACATATGCAGAACTTCATACTGACTATACGAACATCATCAGTATTGCTCAAGACAGGAGATTAGACTACGGAGTATCAGACCTCTGGGGAGATTTATCTCTTGAAAAGCATATTGTAAGAGAAGTACCAAAAGTCAGGTCAATGCAGAAAGTTAATGAACCGAGTAATGTAGTTCCTTGTATACAAAAACTATACAATGATGGACCTAACCAAGGTTCTAGGAATCACACGTTACTTAGAATAGCTTCTCATTTTAGACGTAATGGAATACCAAGCGATGCTACTAAGGCATCCTTGTTACATTGGAACGATAATCAATTAAACCCGCAAATAGTTATAGACAAGGTCGAAAGTACATATAACTATGGGTATAAGTATGGTTGCAATGACGAATTGCTAGTAAAAGTATGCTCACCAAAGTGCGTATACTACAAAAACAAAGACTATCTTATTGATATTAAAACATCAGGAGATTTACAGTCAGAGCTAGAGGAAAGATTGGAATCAGACTTTACTGGAAAAATGATACCTTTAGCAAAGATGTTTGGTATTAACAATAGGGATTGTAATATTTATCCGGGGGAACTCGTTACGATATTCGGTCCTACTGGTGCTAATAAGACAGCTTTAGCCCAGAATATTGCATTAGGTTACGATTTCGGAAATGACGAAATCAAACAGGAGTGGCAGATACCTACTTTGTTCTTATCTTTAGAATTAAGTGGTTGGTATATGCACAGACGTAACCAACAGATAGTTTCTGGAATGAGTAAAGATGATGTTACAGCTAACTATAAGTATGTAGGAGATAACTATAATCAGTATTTAGAACATCTAAACATACAGACAGTAGCACCTACCCCAGATATGATTCAAAAGACTATAAGAGACCTACAACCAAACTTGGTTATAGTGGATTATATAGACCTTATTGAACCACCAAGGGGTATCAGAGGAGAATATGAACAAGTTAGATATGTATCACATTTCTTATCAAACCTTGCAGTAAACCTAGATATAATCATTATACAGATTAGTCAGGTCGCCAGAGAATATAGCAGGAATCAGATTCTTGATATATATGCTGGTAAAGGAAGTGGTGCGATAGAAAACGCATCTAGAAAAGTGATAGGTATCAATGGTAAGCAAGACTCTACTGAAAAGACAGTATCATTATTCAAAAACAGCGATGGAGATTTATTCGATGTTGAACTTGAATGGACTCCATCATTCAGACTGAAAAGGAGGGTATAATGCCTATACCATTCGGAGAAAGAGCTGTTGTAAAGACTGAAGTAACTCAAGAAACAAAACTAAAGTTACAGAAGTTAGCACAACGGAATAAACGTAGTATGCGTAAGCAATTAGAACACATAATCGAACAAGCTCTGGAGAAAGAATATGGAAAAGAAAACGACTAGAGAACTAGTAGGAGATTTCATAGACTTAGAGTGTCAATTAGAATATGCTGATAATCAAGACGAAGTTAGTGTCATTGAAAGTGCCTTAACTGTGACTAAGCAGGACATCGGACGTAAAGTCGATGGAATAGACCACTTTATGATAAACATTGATAGAAAGATTCACCTAGTAGACGCAGAAGTTGAGGCGTTAACCAAGGAGATTCAGCGATTAAAAGTACGAAGAAGAGCAACAGAAAGCTTAAAGAAGTACTTTAATGAAACTCTAATACCTATGGTAGTAGAGGAAGTTGGCACAGATGGTGTTTATGAAACAGACACCGCTAGATACAAACTATACGAAACCTACGGACCTGTAGCAGTTTCCCGTGAAGATGATGTCCCTGATGATTATAAGGTGGTAAAGATGACAACACACATTGATAAGAAAAAAGCTCGTAAAGAGTTAACTCAAGGTGTAGACATTCCCGGGTTCTTTATACAAAAAGTTAAAAGAGTAAGACGTTCGTGACGCCGATAATAGACATATTTATACCAAAGAATGGTATAATCATTATTTTATTCCAGCATTTTAGATTTGGGGTAAGCATACATAATGATAGTATACGATTCGAGTTATGTATATGGAAATACGGTATAACAACAAGTTTCATAACATCGGAGGAAAACCTATGCCAAGAAACGCAAGAAGTCAAAAGACTATAATACTGGAGCTCTTAGAACAAGGAGTAAAGGTAACGCCTATGTTAGCCTTGAATAGATGTGGTTGCTTTAGATTAGCCGCTATCATAAATTCATTGCGAACTGATGGACATAACATTGCTACAAGTCGTGTTAAGTCTCACACAGGCAACAAATATGCTGAATATCAGTTGATATCAGCGTAAATTAATAACCGGGGAGTAAGAGGCAATTAAGCCAGTTACACGTTCTTGCTCCCCATTAATTTCTATAGGGGTAGAAATGGTAAAAAAGAATAACCCAGACAGTACAATAAGCCTTACAGGTACAATAGATTTGTACAAAAGGTTAATAGAAGAGGGTCGCATTAAGAAAAATGGTGCTGGAGCCCGGAGATTAGAAAAACTACAACGCAGATTATTTGCGTATAGAAAATGGATTAAGTTACCTCATGCTAAGAGACGCCACATTACCTCCCCCATCTAAGAAGGAGTTTGAAAAGGTCCTTGAACCGATACATAAAACGTATTGGCAAAAGGCATACAAGAAACTAGCCTCAAAAATGAGTTCTCTTAAGAGTTCTCTCAAGCGGCGTAGTGAACAATACGGAGTCAAATTCGACATAACTTCTGGGGAGATAAGAACATTGTTCTATGTCACCTATGGAAAGGGGTGTATATATTGTAATAAGCAGTTGACATTTAGAACTATTGCTTGTGACCATATTATACCACTTTCCAAGGGTGGACCATCTACCACTAAAAACCTGCAACTCATCTGCAAGACCTGCAATACCCGTAAAGGTCCATTGAATGAGGAAGATTTTCAATTATTAATACAACTTGTAGGAGACTTACCTGAAGAGTTAAGTGCCTATGTAATGAAGAAACTAGCAAAAGGAGGACGCTATTGATGGACGGCGTAAATAAGAAAATAATAACTCTTATTAAAGAGCGACTAGATAAAGGACAGGAAGAATATAAACGTGAAGTACCTATACAGCGTGAAAGAGGCTTAACAAACCTTGAAGAAGCGATAGACGAGGTACTAGACCTCACAGTATATTTAACTGCTTATTTATTAGAGCTGGAACAAGATAAGCAAAATAAACCCTTTAAGGTAGAAGTACAGGAAATGGAGTACATAATACAAGGGTTACACAATCTCCACACTAATGCGTATGAAGAAAACTCACTAGTAACAGCTAATGAGATACATTCTTTAATATCAGCATTAAAAGAAGGGAGTAAATGGGGACACGAAGAGGATAAAAGAATAGGTCAAACAGATAATCCTATTAATAAAATCCACAACATAGGTCCACACGACCCCGGAGATGAAAACGACAGCCCATTGGTACCACCTACAAAGTGTATACCGGGGAGTAACTGCGATTAGAATTGTGGTCTCACATTAACTCTCGTAGTTTCGAGTGAGTGATTAGAGGACAAAGATGGACTTAGGTCTTGAGAAATCTATGAACAAAAGAAATTAGGATGGCAAATGAATGGTTGGCTAACTATGAGACCACAAAGAATTAGACCTTAGTGAATGCAAAGATGTGCATAAAACCGGCACAGACCTGTTGCAAAGGGCTTCGCCCAAGGGACAGTGAACGCAAGATGTTAGGACGTTGAAATTGATTACGGCTAATATCGTAACGATGAGAAACAGACCGTGTTAGCTCAAGTTTGCGGGGGACACCGGGTCATTCACTATTTTTCGATTAATGACTGTGTAGGTCATACGGCAGGGGGTAATATCCTCCCAAACCTTTCCCCCCTGCCACAAATTTAAATCTGATGGGAGCAGTCTTTGATGTAGAAGGGTCCTTTCCTTACCTACTAGGTTTGACTGCTCCTGTCTTTAATAACAACAAGGAGGACTTATGACGAAATCACAAATAAAGGAGTTGTTTAAAGAGCAAGGAGTTCAACTAGGTGCTGGTACAATGGACCAGATACAATATGAACTCGCTCAATATGTCGGGAGAATGGCTACAAGGAGTAGAGAAAGCAATTTAAAGCGTCTTACTCCAGAGTTATTCTGGATAGCAATGGGAAGACTAAACAACTAATAAAGTAAAAGGGGAGCAATCAAGCTCCCCAATTACTGTCCAAGGTAACAAATTAAAATACGAGTAACGACAGGAAGCGACTAATCGTCAGTTGCCAAAGCGTAGGCTCCTGCCACAGTGCCGCCACTAGCACCTATAGCTCCAAGTCTAGTAGCAGTAAATTCAATCTTATCCTCAAGTGGGATTTTATCTCCATAAGCTTTAACGTGTTTATCTTTTATGGCTAATAAATTATTATAATCTCCTTTAGTCATAAAAGTAACATCAAAGGTTGAAGCTTTCTTACTTTCTTTAAGAGCACCTACAAGCTCATCCATTTCTTTTTTATTTCCAGATGCAACACCCTTACCAGTCTTCAATACTCTATCTTTAACAGATTCAAGTATCTCTGGTATCTTAATCACCTTAGATTGAGAAGTGTTTAATACATTAGCACCTAATTTAACTCCAAACAAATCTCTTAAGTCATCTGCCATAAAAGCCACTTTACCGGGCTTTGTTTTATCCCATACTATAGTTCCCGCATAACCACCCCAGTCTATATTGGGTTTTCTTGCAGGGGATAATAGTATTTGCACTTTATTATTAGTAAGGGGAATCACAGCATTATCACCAAAGGCTTCTTTTGCACCTTTAATAAATTCAGCCCTACTCATACCAGCATTTTGAGCTCTTTTAAAAAGGTTATAAGCTCTAGCGTCAAATTGTATACCTCTTAATACATCTCCACCCATACGCATACCAGCACCAGTTAATTCAAAGTACTTGTTACCCGCTCCGGGTTTCAAACCTTGTGCTTTAATTAAATTATCTAATGCTTTAGGACCTATAGTAGCTCTGTGTGTTTTCTGTAAATCTCTATAATTAACCTCTTTTACGAACCTTTCTGCATATTTACTTAGGGCTTGCCTAGGCTTTTCTCTAAAAATAGCGGGGTTTATGTAATCATTAATCATTTTAGCGTGTAAAGGTTTCTCTGCTTGAGTAACTGGTCTAGTAATATTTTTTATTGCTTTATAATATTCTGCTTCTTTAGCCGCACCCTTTCCCATATAAAGATTGGGGTCTATATCAGCAATCTTTTGTTGAGCTGATTTAACAGCTTTCTCATATGTAGTAATATCATTTGCCATATGCTGTGGTAATCCAGATATTTTACTAGCATAACTTTCTTTAGGATTAAAGAATCTCCTACCAGCACGTCCAGACGCCATAGCCATTTCTGTTACTACAGACATAAGTTGTGTAGCGGGACCTCCACCATAAAAAGGTATGGCAACATCGTGATAAGCATCAGGTTGTAAGTTATTCCTCCACAAACCAACCCCTGCTCCTCTAAGGTCTCCCTTAGAGGCTTTACCTCTACTAATCTTTTGTACTACAGTCTTCATACCTCTAGCACCTAAGCCTGCGGCAAGAAGAGCTCCACTTATAGTACCTATAATAGCGGCACCTGTTTTAACGCCGTCAGAGTCAAGGTCTATTAATTCTTTTTTATCAGCTACTAATAGTCCAGTACTACCTACTAAACCAGTAGTTGCTAAACCGTTTTTAGATAATAAGGAGTCACTGACATCCTGCATAGTAGCCTTGCTCTTAGCATAAACATCCCGCCTAACATCATTAGCTACAGTCTTAATGTGTTTATTATAGCCCTTCTTTACATCAGGGAGAAAGGACTTAGAGTTATTTGAAAGCTTTCTAGCGGCGGTGATTAACGTCTTCGGGTTTACCATCTTTTTCTCCTATGCTATTTGAAGAGACCATATTCTTCTCTCTCTTCTTACGTTCTTCTTCATCTGCTCTACAATCATCACAAATAGCACTTAAAGCTTGTTGTACAGGTTTGTCACATAACTGACAATGAAAAGGCATTGGCATTATTTATCCTCCAAATGTATTAAAATTCGCACATTATCCATATATAAACTTACCTCGAGTTCTTCCTTTTTTCTCACTAGTTATTGCTGAAGCCATTTGCATTACTGGTAATCCAGTAAATTTTGTAATAGCATAATAAGGATTTTCTATGGCTCCACCGGGACCTACTATATCCCGTGCTAATCTACCGAACGGAGGGATTGTCCAAAGGTAGTAATCAGCGAGCTGTTCTCCGTCTCCACTGACCATCCACTTAAACATAGGTGGTAATAGCCTTAGTGCCGGTGGTGTAACAGCTTGAAGTGGTCCAATAGCAGAACCATAGAAAGCTCTTTCTTTTGCTTTTTCGTCTCCAAACATCCAATCTGCTGTATCTTGGAACCAATTCCAAGGAGCTGGAAGTGCGTTTTCAAATAAACTGTAAGCAAATACATTAGATAAACCTAACATAAACAAATCAGCCATTGCTAGACGTTTAAAGGTTTCAAATTCAGGAGTACCCTGACGATAACCTGCAATTTCTGCTCGCCTTATTACGTCATTTCTAAAGCGAACACTATTCCAACTCCATAATTGGAAACGAGACATAACCCTACCCAGAGTGCTGTTGGTCCATAAAGGACGAAAAGGTGCACTATATAAGAACTGAGTTCCTTTTACACCCTTTTTAGCATAATTTATTAAGAATGGACTATTATAATCTTTAATAGCTCCACCAAATTGTTGTTTTGCCTGTATATAATGAGCCATAAACGAATCTCTACGAAGAATACGCTCAGGTATACGCATAAAAGATGCCGCCGCTTGGAAAGCTCTTTCAGTTAGACCGTGTTTTTTACTTAAGGCAAGTAAGCCTTCATCAGGCATATTAGGGTCTCTTCTTATGCGTTGCGAAGCCTCTTTAATAAAGGCTTGAGTCTTTTTACCTTTAAGTTTAGGATTAAGACCAGCCTCATAAACTAAAAATTCTTCAATGATACCAAGTTCTTGCATCCATTTCTCAACATCCTTCATACTATTCCACTTAGGATTAATATTAGTCTTCAGAAATTCAAAGTTTCTAGCCTTCTTAATGTTATCATAGCCTGCACTTATCCAAGTATGTACAGTACCACCATAAAGGTTTGCAATAGAACTCTTAGGGTGAGCCAATAAGGATGCTAACTGCCATTTTGCTTCTCTCGCTCCCCATCGTTCAAGGGTTTTATACTCTACTCCACTTAATTCATCAATCGTTTCCTCATCTAACTTCATCCGTTCAAGCTCTTTACGACCCACCCCAAGTTTTTTACCTATAAAATCAATTCTTTTCTTTGCAGTAGAATCAGCAAGCCACTTATAAGCAGTACCTTTTATCTTCATAGCGGGGTCTTCCGCTATTCTTTCGGGTATATGAGTAGGATAACCCATAGCACTTTGAGTATACAACCTAAAGAAATCCATCCAGTTATTAGTTAGTTTTCCATCACCAGTCTGTTTAAAGAAAGTATTATTAAAGTTAAACATAGCAGTTCTTGCAGATAATTGCATTGCTTGTTTATAGAAAGTGCTAATTGCATTTTTCATATAAGCTTCATATGCTTCAGGAGTCATCTCCCATCCACCTATATGTGCGTCTCTACTAAATTGATTACCAACTCTTTTTAAATCATTAGTTAAAATATTATGAGCTTTCTGTTTCTTACCTAAAGCCATCTCTCGCATCACATCCTGCATAAGGTTAAAATTCTCACCCATATCATCTTTAGCCATAAAGTCACCAGTAAGTTGTTTAAACTGATGATTAACCTTACGAATATCTTTTTCTTTTTGCTCAGGAGTCATATTAGGGTTTTCCATTATATGTTTAACGGCACCCTTTAATTTATTTTTTGCTTTCTTTCTATTAAAAGACATATGAGGGAAGTAGTATTCAGCACCAAGGTCTCCTGTCTCATCAAACTTATCAATCCTTAATCTTTTACGAGATTCATTTAAAGTCCTATTACTTCTAAGTGCATACGGGGTTTGACTTAGAGCAACTCTTTTAACAATCTGCCTTAAGCCGTCTATCCCTAAATCTTCAATAGGAATACTCTTATTTTCTTTTATAGTAGCTTTAATGTATTCGTGAAATTTCCTTCTAAGTTTATCTAAACCACTCCAGCTTATTCTTCCATTAGGTTCAGATATACTTAGCCATTCTTGAATCTTCTCAGGGTCCCCTTTTAACCATTTATGAGTCTTCATATTGGTCTTAGTTATGATATTATTTATTTTACCTATAATAGCTTCACCAGTCATTTGAACATTGCCATCTTTAGTAGGTATCACATAGGTTTTATATTTTATCATATCGAAATCTTTTCTAGTCTCATTCCAATTATTTTGATACTCCATCTCCTTAGCTGTAAGGTTATGACTATCAGCTTTATATTCTTTTCTTAACTTAGCCTTCATATAGCCTAATTCCCTATCAGCAACTGCTATTTTAAATAAGATGTCACCATCTTCAACAGCGTTAATATAAGGTCTAAGCTCTTCTCTAAACAATTCAGTCTCTTCTTCAAACTTCTGCATAGATAACTCTTGAGTTCTAGCAGATAACTGTTGTATTTCTCCTATAACTGATGTAGGTCTAATTGTCCTAGCGTTTTCAATAGTATTACCTATCTTATCTTTAAAGGGTCCTACATCCTCTAACCATTCCATCATAGCAGGGTTACGCATTAAGTCTCTATCAATAGCTTTAGGGAACATCCAGTAGTATGCTTTCTTTATCTCAGGATTCTTATCCTTACCAGTCAGCCATTCTACAGTATTACGCCACCAAGTACCATCTCTCATCTCTTTAAAGACGGCGTCAAGTTGTTGTAGGTCTACTTTAGTAGCTTGATTTATATCTTTCTTAAATAATCCTCTAAAGAAACCATTTAGATTAACAGTATCTAAGTTATGATAGTGAGATAAGTGCTCAGTTAAACTATCATACAGTCTAAGTAGCTCAGGGTCTTTAATTTCACCCTTATATAACCCAGTAAAGGGACCAACTTCATCTAGGTATTGTCGTTCTTTATCATTTATTAAATTGGCATCTACAAATTCTCCCTTAATTTTATTACCGTGTTCATCAAAGAAAGACTTTACAGGTTCTTTTTCTGTAGCCTCTCTCATTAACAACTCTTCTTGTTCTTTAGATAGATTTACTTTAGCCTTCTTCATTATGTGGTCATAATTAGTAAAGAAGATTTTTAAATTCTTATCAGATATTTCTTTAGAAGTTAGTCCAGCACGCACCAGCGAAGTGTTCTTCATTGATTTAAATAAGTAGTTATGCTCTCTAACGACTTCAGGTCTAACCTTTTTATAAGCTTCAATAGCTTTCATTCTTTCTCTGTCAGCTCTTTGATAAGTTCCCATAAATAACATATCAAATAAATCTCGTTCTCCTTCTGACAATTCTACTTTAAAATCTCTTATCGCTTTGTCCGTTTGAATTTGGTCACTGATTTGAGTACTTTTGTCGTCAAGTCCAAAACTTTTGCGTAGTTCTTCACTTTCTTTAAGACCTTCACGACCTTCATAATGTTCAGTAAGGGCATCATCTAGAGCTCTCCTTTGTTTTGCTAAGTGAACTCCTTGAGATTTGATTTCATCAGACTTCTTATGAATGTAATCAATCCTCTCATCACCTATTTTATTTTTCTTTATTACATCAGTTATTGATTTTAAGGATGCCATATCACTTAAATCATTTACTAAAAAATCTTCACCTTTAAGGAGTAGGTGTTCTAGATATGCTCTTCTTGTATAATAGTCTGATGCGTTTAATGGTTTAAATTCCCAAGGTATTTGACCCATAGCCTTACCTTTAGAGCCATCCTTACGAGTAAACTCAGAGGTAATAAACTTAATAAAACCCTCTTCATCCATAGCAAGCTTCTTTAATTGTGCTTCATCATATAGTTTCTTATCAAGTATACCTTGGATGAACCTACCTTTTTGAGTAGCCATAGATTCTCTACCCATAATATTCTTTAACCAATCTGCACCCTTAACAACTTCATTATGGTCAAAGTAAATTTTATTTAATACACCTTCATTAATGTGTCTAAAGATATTATCAGACCAATTAATTTCTTTCATAGATTCTGCTAATTGCGGGAGGAACGTATTTCTGGTTCTCTCTGGTAACCAATTAAGTTTATGGATACCCGCTTGGATTTCTGCATAGCTCCACCGTCTATTATCTCTATGATTTTTACCATACAATAAAGAGTTAGCCTCTAAGAACTGCCCGTGTAAACCTTTCTTTTTTAAATAACCTATCTTACTATCTTCTTCATTTATATACCTAGACAATCTCTCATTACGCTCTGTTGCTACACCTTTTTCATTGGTCTCATATACACTTGTTTTAAAAAGAGTATCAAAAATCTTAGTTTCAAATAGGTCACCTTTTAAACCAACTTCATCCATAGGGTCAGAGCCTAGTGCAATAGCGGCTCTAGATAGCTCTCTAAATCTTTGTAGGTCTACATCACCTTTTCTTATCTCAAATTCAAGCCTTCTTAAAACACCATCCTTATTGTCATAGTAAGGGACACTGTATTTATCCTTACTTAAGATAACTTGTTCAACCCAAATCTCCCCATCCTTCTGTAAATCAACATTACCAGAGCCTTTGATAACAATATCTTGAGTTTCATATCCTTGCTTACCATCAATATCAAAAGACCTTATTGCGTCATAAGCACCAAGCACAGCCATTCTTCTTGTAACTGCAACTCCCAACATATCACGACCACCATAAGCACCTCTACTCATAAATTCTCTCCAGTAAGGAGAGTATTGTGCCGTAGGGTGATAGGATTTCTCTAATGTATCTTCATCTCTAATAGCTAAATCATCTCTATAAGACTGCTTTGTCTTAGGGTCTATAGCTTCTTTATTATGTTTTTCAGCTTTAGTTACAGGGTCTACATACTCATCTTTAGCACCGTGATACATTTCACGCCACTTCTGTTTAAATCCGTGACTTTCTCCACCAAAAAATATAGTTGCTTTATCACCATCTAAATCTGCACCACCTAGGGCTTTCATAGTTCTTGGGTGTAATAAGGCTCCTAACCCATCTACTCCAGTAAACCCTTGAAATTTGAGACTATGAGCTCCAGATATCGAGTCCATAGGAACACGCATTACTAATCCGTGAAGTATCTGGTCTATCTTATCTTTAAGTACCCCTGTATACTCTTCCCTAGTCTCCCATAATTCACCTAACTTTATACGTCCACCTCTAAACATATCATCTTTAATAACAAGCTCTCTGAATCCTTCATCTAAAAAGAACATATCTTGTCCTTCTTTAGTATTAAGCTTTGCCATTTCTGGATGATTATGGAACCCTACTTCATAAGGTCTCATTCTAGCTGACGCACTATTATCAATTCTGGGTCTAGTTAATTTCTGTACCACATAATTACGCATAGCCTGCATACGATAATCTCTAGAGAACTTATGCATATAAGCACCTACGGAGCCATCTGGAAAGACTTTACTTAATCTTTCTATAACGCTTTCGTAATCAGCTACCTTTTCTTTATACATCTCCAATTCATCTCTAGATACTTCACCTTCTTCTGCTAAGGCTTCTACGTATTCGTGATTAACTTTTAAAATCTTTTCATAAAGTTTCTGTGATAGTTTAGGATGTTCAGGGTCCCTTATTAATTCAAAGAGTTTATTTATCGGTATTTCTTCGAGATTTTCTACCACATCTTCAATACTTTTAGTATCCCGCTTCCTCATATACTCTTCTAACTTCTCACGACCTTCAGGAGTCCCTTTAATAGCCTTCTCAGAGAGAGTTTGATACATATCCTTCATAGCCTCTGCTTCAATACCTTTAAAGCCATATGAGGACAATACGGAGTACATCTGTTTTGGGAGTTGAGATGGTTTTAACATCTTCTTTGTAGTGATTTCAGACATAACGGTTCTAAAATGAGCCGCAGGTAGTCTAAAAGGTGTACCATCAAAACTGATAGATACTTCTCCTGTGTCATAATCTATATGAGATTGCAAGTCTCCAGCAGAATCTTTACGTTTACCCGATTGCTTAACAGCAGACTCTGGCATTAGCATATGAATCTTGTTCTCTCTCATATAAGCTTCTAATTCTGGGGATGCTTTATGTATAGCATACTTACCTAGTAAAGCACCATTAACCGCATCTGGAGATACAATAAATGATTTATTCATTCCACCATCAGTAGGCAGACCTTTGTCTAAATTTAAAGCATCAACAACTTCACTTCTAGCTACTATAGCACCATCAGTTATTTCAGTATACTTTAGTGCCTCAGATTCAGTTGTTAATTTCTTTTGGTCAAAGTATTTTATACTTTGTCTACCATCGGCATCATAGAATATCCCTACCCGGAAATCTGAACCCATAAAATCATTATCATTTCCAAGAACTTTCCTCATATGCTTGAAAATTTCAGTTGGATTAGCTGATAAACCTGAATTAAACCAGATTTGTGCCCTCTTATTAAAAGCTTTAGGGTCATTAATAAACCCCGGTCCTAATACATCTTTTAAACCCGCATCTAAATCTTTAATCTTTGTACTGTAACCATTATTAGTTAAATCATATAAGGCATTGGATACAAACATCCTATCATACATCTCATTAGCATTCTCAATACCCGGATACATTTTCTTCCATTCATCTCTACCCTCTCTATATGCTCTTCTAACATTTTCAGTACCATTATCTCTAAGAACTTTTCTTATCTTTCTAAGAACCTTTTTAACAATACCTCTTTTAAATTCCTGTGGCAAAGGCTTGTTAGTAACGGGGTCATACTTAGGTGGCTTCTTTAAACCCGGATGTATCTTAACAAAGAACATCTTCTTAGCATCACCCTTACCTCCAAAGTAATAGTAACCATCTTCCCACATCTTTTCGTGAAGTTTCTTCATCACATTTTCCATATGATTCTTAGCATAACCTTCAACGTGGTCTCTTAATGTATCATAGTCATATAGGTCTCTTTCTTTAGAGTTTTGTATACGAACCATTTCCTGCCTAGCAATATTTTGCTCAGCTCTTTTTAAGTCGTGTTCCTTACCTCTAAAGATAACGTGGTCTAATACCCTAAAGAAATGGTCTTGAGGGTCAGGGTCTTGACCGTTTAATCTCTTATATTCAGCATCGTGCAGACTTTGGATAATAAGCGGTTCTTGAGAGAGGTCTTTTTTGTTTCCTGCTGAGTTGGTTTTAGAATTAAGTATTCCAACTTCTTCATCTTTGATTTCAACTTGTTCCACCCATTGTTTTTTTCTATTAGTTTCAGCCCAACGTCTCCACCATCCTTGTTCATTGTCCGTGAGCTTCCTTCCATAATTTTCTTCAATAAAGCTAATGATTTTTTGCTCTGCTCCCGGGATTGGTTTTGAGTCTTCATTTTGTAGTCCTTTCCATTTTTTAAATATAGCGTCAGCTATATCTATTCTTTCTACAGTTGATAACTCGGGGAACACTTGTTCTACATAGCCATTTTTTCCTACTAGCCTACCGGGAATATCTGCGATAGCTTGAATGTGCATATCTAAATCTTCTGGGTTATCAGCTCTACCTTCTTTTATAAAGTCTTCTTTATATTCGTCTAATTCCTTTTTACTTAATGCTTTGGCGTTAATCTCTCCTGTAACTGGGTCAACCTCATATGATTCACCATACTCTCTAGCTATCTTTTCAATAGCATCTAAGTCCATCTTTCTATCTGGATGACTTAATAAATCAAATAAGAGGTGTGATGTTTCGCTAGGTCCTTCAGCAGAGTATTGAAATGTTTCTTGGAAATCCATCTTCACGATTTCTTTCATTTCAGAAGTAAGAGAATCCCATTTTGGATTCATCTCTGGGTCTGGACCATATTTTTCTTTAAAACTTTCTGCTAGAAATTCTCTGGCGGTTCTAGTTTGATAAGGTACTTCTTTAAATCCAAAGAAAGAACCCATTGCATATGCGTAGACTTGCTCTTCAGTAGTAGCTCCTTGTAAGGTAGAAGGTAACCCTTGAAAAGCGGCACCTGCCATAGTCCTTAAAGCCAAGTCAGCCTTTTGTCCATCACTTATTTTTGAAAAATCAGGACTACCATTAGGCTTCATCTGATTCATATTAATTCTTTGACCAAAGCCTTTCATATTACCAATGCCTCTAAAAGCACTACCTGCAACAGCTCCAAATCCTGCTGAATGAAATATCTCATCTATGCCGTGAGTCCAACTTGACACAGCACTAGCAGTACCTAAATGGAAAGCACCCTGTGCCATATCTCCAACAATACCTGAAGTTGCCCATTCTGGTAAGTCTTTTAATATAGGTCTAATAGCTTTTCCAACTACACCTTGTGCTTTACTAGCAACTGCCATTGGAACAGATACACCACGAAGTCCATCTGTTAATTTTGTATATGACTTTAGTACACCTAAAGATTTTAATGCTCTTCCACCGGGTAAGTATCCTACAAAACCTGCTAAGTGCCCTAGGTTATTAGCTATTGCTTGCCAAGTATCTTTTGGTTCTGCTTTTCCAGCTAGTGGAAGTGTAGAGAATCCTTCTGCCCAGCCTTGCCCAGCATTTTTAAGGATACTCATCACATAGTTATCCTGATGCTCTTTAGTACGAGTAAAAGGTATTCTATAGTAGTGTGCGTGTTCCTCTAGAGATTCAAGGTCATCATCTCTGCCATCAAATAGCTGAGGTTGCTTATTGTATTGGTCTATGACCCCTCTAATCTGGTCTTCTTCCATCTTAGGGGACCATTGTTGTGGTTCAGCCAAAAGACCTCCTTAATTATTCTTCTTCAGTCAATAAATCGTATATGTTCTTTAACTCCCAACCGAGTAAGCCGAATCCAACAACAGCCCCAACTCCTGAGCCAGACAGCAATGTAGAACCTGCAATTCTTGCGGCTAATTTCCAAGACCCCTTCTCCAAAATCTTTTTCATCACATAAGCACTACCCTTCTTCTGAAGCACATCTTTAATCTTTCTATAGTAGATTGGGTAAGCTTGAGATGGTATTGCGGCGGTTAAGCCTGCGGCTGAAGCATCATTTTCATCCATTCCTGCCATTTCTGCAAGTTGACTAACCCCTAAATAAGCAGTACCAGCGACAGCCATTCCTAATATTATACCGGGATTCTTTATAGGACCAAAGCCCTTCATAACCTTCTGTCCTTTATCAAGAGCAGTAGTCAATCCTTCAAACTTCTTTCCACCTGCTTGTAATTTACGCAATAGATTATTAGGAGTAATTGTTTCTCCGTTTCTAACCATATCATCTAAGACACCTTTTAATTGGTCTCCTTGTGCTTGGGTAAGCATTTTATCTTTAACATACTTATTAATATCTCTCTGAGCCATTCTAATGTTATTTTTAGTAGACTGTACCACATCATCAAACATATTCATTTGCTGACCGCGCTTAGGCATATTCTTCATATAAACATCAGGTACAACTCTTTCTCCCGCTTTAAGTGCATCTGCTTGTGCTTTAGTAATCATCTTACGTTTAAGCATATCATCTACTCTTTTAGCTGGAATTTTACTTCCATCAAGCATAGATTGCTTTAGGAAGTTGTCATCCAGTAACGCACCTGATTTAATGATACCAGACTTACTTAACCACGATGGGAATTTCCCCTTTCTTAAAGCCATAAAGCCAGCAAATGCTAATGCACTGGCACCAGTTATGTAACCCCATTTATCATCTTCAAATTGTTGTTTTATTGTCTCCCACTTCATATCTTTACTCGGGTCAACAACAGAGTTGATTATATTCATAAGTTCTGGACTAGAGTTATTTATTAAATTCATTCTTGTATCATCGGAAAGTCCATTATACCAATCACTTACAGCATTTTCATAAGATTCTTGAGTTAAATATTTCCTAGGGTCTCTAGTAAGTGAATTAACCAAAGCTTTCTGTTCAGCCTGCTTTGACATTTCATACCATTGATTAAATTGTTGTAGTCCACCGCCTACTTGTTCTTTCCATATCTTTAACATCTTACTTCTAGAACCGGGATTAAATTTCTGTCTATCAAAAGCAGTTGTAAAATCTCCATATCCTTTAGAACTTGGGTAATGAGAGAAGACAAAGTTCTCTGCTCTTTTATTTATATAGTATTCATTTTCTTTTCTTTCTGCCGCCTTTATTTGGTAAGACTGCATCTTCTTCATAAACTTAACTTCAGCCGCTTTTCTATACTTATCAGCAGGACTTTCTTCTCTAGCCATCCCAGTTAATGGATTGTGGGATACTCCCGTTAGATTCATCGGTTTAACTTCCATTACATATTCCTCCAAGATTGCTGTATAAATCCTTCTAAGGTAATCGGTCCACCATCTTGTTTAAATTGAATTAATTCTTCAGAAGATGCCGCTACCCCTTTCTTTTTACCAGTAAGCAAATCAATTTCATCTACATCAGTCTTTGTCTTAGGGTCGGGTCTCTGATATTTATCCCAATCTCCACCTTCATAGCCATGAAATTGAGAAGCGTCTTTAAAGAGTTCTCCTAGCATTCCAACACCTTTACCAACTCTTTGCATATTAGAACCTCGAGCTTCACCTGATTGGACTTTACTAAAATCTTGCTCATAACCTTCTTCGTCACTTATCCAGTCTCTACCAGCCCTAACTGCTTTCTTACCTTTATCCCAAGCATAAGTACCTGCCGCTCCCACACCTGCAACTCCTGCTCCTAATACGGTTTCAAAGTCATCCTTTAATCTTTGTTTTCCTTGACCTTTAGCCATTTCCCAATCACCTTGACCTTCACCAAATTCATCTCTCATCTTCATAGCCAGCTCTTTATTAGATGCTTTATAGCCATCTGCGTTCAGGTCTGCTTCGATATTCATAGCTTTACTTGCTTTCCAAGCATCTCCACCGAATCTTCCATGAGCTTTCTTTAAGAAGTTTCCAGCACCTTGATATGCTTTTTGTCCAAAATCTTTTACTGCATCTACAGTTTGTTCTCCTATACCCTCAGCTTGACTTGCTAGTTCTTGTATAGTAGACTTTGACTTAGGAGCACCGGCTGAGTCAGACACACTTTCTGCTGATGTACTTGCATCTGCTGTATGTGTTGGCTTAGCATTTTTAAGGTCTAAACTATCTGCTTTCTGTTTTATTTCAGATGATGATTCTCCAGAAGCACTTCCCAGAGGAAGGTCACCCCAATTATCTGCTTTGTGAACACCTTGACTAGTGTGACGGAGTATGTTAGAAGGAGTATTCTCGGCAACGTTTTTGGCAACGTTTTTGGCATGAACTTGGGTAGGAGCAGTAGTAAGCTTTCCTTTTTTCCATAATTCTACTAGATTAGAAGCACCGTCAGTATTCTCGGCAACGACTGGGGCAACGACTTGGGTAGGAGCATTTTTAAGCTTTCCTTCTGTCACAGATTCTGCAGTTGTGGTCTCGAAATTATCATCGCTTGAATTATTAAAAGGCAGTTTTGGCTCAAATTCAGGGTATTCATAATTAAGACTTGGTTCTTTTTGGTCAACGTCTTGGGGTTGATAAGGAAATAATTCCTCATATCTCTCTATTCTAGCTTCAGGAGATTGCCCTCTCATACTTGGGTCTTCTGCGTATAACTGTTCATTAGCTTGTGCGGTTAATCCAGCCCCTTGATATACACCCGGTCTTTTAGGTTTTTGGGCAACGACTGGGGCAGGTTCTTGGGTAACGACTGGGGCAGGTTCTTGGGTAACGACTGGGGCAGGTTCTTGGGTAGTTTCTAATTGAGCTGAACTATTCCATTCTAATCTAGGGTCTACTGGAGCTTCATCACCATATCTACTTTTATAAGATGCAGGGTTCCTCTTCATCATCTTCATTTTTCTTTCATATTCTCCCACAGCCCTACGTCTTTTACCAGCTTCCTGCGACCAGTAAGCGGGTTCTTCTACTACATCTCCCTTATTATAATGTCTTGGTATAAAACCACCATCTTGTAGGTAGGATTCCCAAGACTTTCTATCTGCACCCATTTGCTGTCTCTTCCTCTTTGATTTAGAATAAGTGGATGCCTTGTCCGCTTTAGCTTGTCGGCTTGCCGCCTTTGCTTGTTTTATTATATTCTCTCTTGCAATCCTTTTATTATAAACTTCTTCTGTTTCAAATGCTTTTCCAGTTGAAGGGTCTATTGGAGCTTTGGGACCTCCTTCAGGTATAGCACTAAGCCACTCTTCTACATTTTTTGAGTTATGTTTTGAATGCTCATCAAACGCTTGTAGTTTATCAGCACGAGTTAAGTTTAAATCACTTTCATAAAGTCTTTTCTCTGTATCCTGTTTCAACTTCAAAGCTTCTTCTTGAGCTCTATTTGAATCCT